GGGTCGATGTACTGGCAACCGTTAAAGACGCCAACGGCGGCTGTATGGGTGGCAGGTGCGAACTTGACCAGGTAGCCATCAAAGATGGTGACGAGGTCGCCTTGGAAAATTGCTCCAGCCTGGTTATCAGCAATCTCATAGCCGTACTGTTTCTGTGCACCAGTGCCGGATAAGTTGCCAAGAGGACGCAGACCAAAGGCTTTGTCAACGTTAGCCATTTGTCATTCCTTTGAAAAAGATGGATTCCGTCAGCCCTTGTTAAGGCCGCCGAAAGAGACGCGGGACTGGCGAGTCGGACGCTGAATAGTCATGCTGTTGTGAGCATTGGCCTTCATCAGTTCGTTATCAGCCGCCTGCAATTGGTCGTTCGCTCGATCGCGGTAATACGCATTGCGCTCTGCAACTGTTTCTTCTGGAATACGGGCTAGGAGAAGACCTCCCACGCTGATCACGCCAGCATGTCGGCCATCATCTATTGTTGGGACGTGGTAGTCGGGGTATTCGTCCCCACGAACCAGTTCATACCCCTCGCGGAGCTTCCCTGAGATGTTCGTGCGGTCATCAAAACCACCGGCTTCAGCTCGAATCCAACGGTGCTTGTATCCAGGAGGCGCAGGAGGCGCATCCAGCCGTGAAGGAGGTGCCCAAGGCTTGCGTCGCGCATCTTTCTCCCGGGATTCGACCCCGCGAGAATTGCGATTGAGTACGGGTACTTTAACGTCTGACATGGTCTTACTCCTTTACGTACTTAGCATATTCCTCAAGAGGAACACCCAGCTTTTTGGCAATTGCAACTTGACTTGGTGTCAATTTGACAGTGCGGCGTGCGTTGTTGATACCCGATGATCGGGATGCAGGTGCCACCGTTTGCACGTTCCTGGTGGCTCTGTTAGTTTGCGCTTGCGATTGGCCTCTCCCCAACTTCTGAGGAAAATTCTCTCTCAAGCGTTTGTCAAGCTCATCATAGTACTCTTCGCTGCTTGGGTCAAATCCTTCGGATTGAATTAGCTGGCGATGAATTCCCCACGCGGCGTGGGTCATGGCCGTGTCGCGGCCGTACCAAGGGTTACGCTCTGCCCATTCTTCAACACGAGGGTCGACCTCTTGTTGTACTTGGACCTGTGGCTGCTGCGCGGCCTGCTGGGCAGCCACCTGCTGTTGGTAGTTCCACTCTTGCTGCTGCTGCTCGCGCTGCTGAGTGGCCGTATTGAGCTGATTTTGTTCCCAAGTCAGGGACGTGAGACGCTGCTGGGCCTCTGTCTCGGTGTCAATGTCGCCCTCTTCACGGGCCTTGCGGATGATCTGCTTGAGAGCGACCACTTGCGTCTGCACACGGCCGTTGGCCTCGCCCAGGCGCTCGCTGTCCACGGTCATGTACTGCTGCTCGAGCTGCGTGGCACGGGCCTGGACGCTCTTGGCGTACTCCAAGGCTGCCTGCTCACGGCGCTGGGTCTCGCGCAAGCGCGCGGTCAGCTTGTCAATGCGCTTTTTGACGCCTTCGCTGTATTGGTCCAGCTCGCCGCCGGCAGCGTTGTCGTTGCCCTGTTGGGAGGGTGTCTCAACAAGGGGCGTTTGGGGCTTGTCCAACACTTCAGCAGCGCCGTCCTCTCCAATGGATACGGTGGCCGGACTTTCATCCTCACCAATCTTAAATTCCAGTTCATCATTCATGTCATTGCTCCTTTACATGTGCAGAATGTCTTCAGGACTGTTCACCACAGCCAAAACTTCGTCGTCGTTCAACAGACGAATCTCACCACCGTCGATTGGGATGCGAGCACCCGCATATCGGCCGAAGATGATCCAGTCACCTGCCTTGCACCATGGTCCGGCCGGGAATTTACTCTCGTCGGCATAGGCAAGGTCACCCACTTTCAGGACGTAGCCGCACGTGGTGCCAAGCTGCGTCCTGCGCTGCGTTTCTTCGGCCAAGACGATGCCGCCTTTGGTCTTCTCCGCGCCGCGATAGGGCAAGATGGCAATGCGCCACCCGGTAGGTTTTGGAATGGTGTCGATGACGGCTTGGGCAAGCTTCTCGGGGTCAAACCCGAGCTCGGTGTAGGCGTCTTCGAGGGCTGGCGGCTTGTCGGCTGCCTCCTCGGCCCACTTGCGCTCCAAGGCGGTCATGTTGATTTCAGGTACTGTTGCGGCTTCCATGGTCTTCCTTTCACTTGAGAAAATCGTCGACATCGTTTGTGACCTTTTTGAGCAAGTCTTTCACGGAGTCTTCAACCATTCTCAAACCCTCAAGGCGACCCATCATGAAGCGGTAGCGCTCCATGTCTGTGATGGTTCCGTTCAGGACAATCATCTTGGATTGATCCTGGAGTTTCCTGATTTCCTTCAGAACTGCTTCTGCAAATTCGAGCATGGTGATTTCCATGAAAAGCAGACGGCACAAGGCCCCGTCTGATAGCGCTTACTCACAACTCAGTATATCTTAACTGGACGGTTGCCGTCACGCTTTTTGACAATCATGGACGGACCCTGCACGCCCGGGGGTGTTTTAGGCATCCCGTACTTCACGCCCTTGGGTTCTTTGGTCTTCACGCGCTTAAGTGGAATTTCTTTAACCGCCATATTGGCCTCCTGGTTGGTTGAGCTTGGCTTCCTGCAGTTGCAACTTCTGCCGGTTAACCTGGTTGATCTCTTGTGCCTTTTGCTGGTCGAGCACTAAACGCTGCTGATCAATGTTGATGCGCGCCTGATCGGCTTGGCCACGCTGGGCAATCTCTTTTTCCTTGAGCACGACCAACGGATCAGGGCCCTCGCCGCCTGCAAAGGCCTCCTGCATGTCACGCACTTCCTTGATTCCAGCCGCAATGCGAAGGGCAATCATGCCCTCCTTCTGGATGGCGGAGACCATGCGATCGGGATCGGTGCCGTAGGCCTTGAACAGGTCGGCTTCGACGTCCTCTTCCGCGCGCAGGCGCACGTGATCCAAGATGTGCTTTTGCAGCTCGATCGCAGCCAAGGGATTGGCCTGCAAGAGGGGCGACAAACCCATCATCAAGTGCGCGGCGTTGTGGGCATCATGCTGTTGGCCGGCAAAGGCCTTGAGCTTCATACCGTTCAGCACATCGCTGTTCTCCGATGCAGGGTCGCGAGGCGTGTTGGTGTTCTGAGGCAGCAGCACACCGTCAATGTCACGGACGTTCAGCGCTGCATACATGCGGTAGAAGGCCTCGTACATGTTGTGCATGTTCGGGGCGCTCTGTGCAAGCTGTAGTTGCATCTGCGCGAGCTGGATACGTTGGGCAGAGCTGAAGATGTTGGGGTCAGCCACGGGCTGCACCGACACCATGGTGTCAAAGTCCTTCTTCTTGATTTTGCGGCTCGCCCCAGGCACGTCGTAGGGGTACTCGTCAGGCATGTACTGGCCAAAGCCCTCGAACAGCAGGCGAAACTCCAGCGTCTGCGCATAGTGCAGGCGCTTGTGGATGCTGGACATGACCATGGAGCCGCGCTCCAGCAGCGCCAAGGTTGTTCCAACCTGCGCGTACTGGTTGCCATCGCCAACCTGCATGTCGGCGGTGCTGGACAAGCGCTTGCCCGAGTCAATCAAGAACCCCATGAGCGTAAACAGCACTTGGCTTGGCTCTTTGTAGGGCAACGGCATCAAAGAGCCGGCAAGTTCCGCGCCACCAGCGTCAATGTCGCGCCATTCACCCGGCTGGATAGGGTTGGAGTCGTCCGCGATCCGCGCGCCCTTGGCCTTGAAGCCTGCGGGCAAGTTAGCCAGCGTTCCAGCGTCAATCAACTGGCGCAAGGCGCTCGTGGCGGCCTTGCTGAGGCCGCCAATGAGGTGCACAAAGCCCAAACCGTAGGCTCCCGGGCCTTCGACAAGCACGTAATGCACAAAATAGTTGCGGCGACGGCATTTTTTGTCGTCTTCTTTCCAATTTCGACGAATTCCGACCACTTTGAGCGTGTCTTCGGCCAGTGTGACGACATATGGGCGCTTGATCCCGGTCACTTCGCCGTCTTCGTCCTTGTCTTCAAAGCCTGGAATGTCCAAATCGACCAGTTGCTCAAGCAAAAACACCTCACCAATGTCGTCGGTGGGCTGAATGCCCGTGACTTTGTTGACCGCTTCTTGGATTTGACTCGCATCGGCAGGCGAAGCATACGTGTCCGAAAAAATATCAAGGTATTCGCCGGCCAAAGCGCGCTTTTTGTACTCGTTGGAGTCCATCGCGATGCGGTGCGTGAGCCGTGGGCATTGGGACACGACACTTGAGCCGTTGTAGGGGATGTAAACGTCGTCTGCCAAGCACA